CGCGGGCGAGCTGCAGCGTTGCGGTGCGCAGCGCTGTTTTCTGCTGCTTGGTTACCTGCGCGGCCTGGCCCAGATCCTGCAGCGACCGTTTCACCCGATCGATATTCCCGCCGCCCTTCACGTCGGCCGAGATCTGGATGGCGGTTTCCATGCTCATCCGGGCCATGCTTTATTCGTTCGCCGGTCCTACGGTCAGGCTATGGATCCCCAAACAGCAGAAAGGCCCCAGTCTCCCAGGGCCTTTCTAAGGCAAGCAATTGCCGAGCTTTCGCTCCAACTGCTTTAAAAGCATAGCACTATAAATTCTGCCGCTCCACCTGGCGGACCGCACCCAGGTACTCCCGCTCCAGCAGCCGCAGGTCCTCCAGCAGCCACACCCGGTCACCGCGCTTCACGCCCTCATCTCTGGCGCACTGAATGAACACCCCGTAATCGAGGCCCACGGGTCCGGCCATGCTTACTCGCCACTGGGTCTGCATCTTCAGGAACCAGGCCAGCGCTTCGCAGTTCTCCGGCAGGATCCCGAACGTCTTGGGCCGCTGCTCTACCTCGGGCACCTCCAGGCCGAACACGGCTGCAGCGTCTGCCGCATCCTTGCCGTCGTCACTATCGCTCTTCGCGGCGCCAGCGAGGAACAGCGCCGCGTCTATGAGTTTTTTGCTCGGAAGCCTCCAGCCTTCGCTGCTGACTTCTCAGTAGGCCGGCCGACGCTTTCGGTCCACGCATTGAAGATTGCCGACGCGGCGCCTTGCATCTGCAGCATCCTGGCCTTGGTGGCTGGCGTGAACTCCAGCGGCTGATCATCCTCGCCCACCACCTCATCACCCCAGCCACAAAGCACCTCAGCTGCCAGGTCCTGATAGGTGCAGGGGAGCGGCTCGGTGACGGGCTGCAGGTCGGAGCTGCCCCGGTAGTCCCTAAGCGCCTCGTAGCGCTTGACTGTGGCCACCACTAGCGCGTTGTGCTGTTCGTTCAACTCATCGCACTGTTCTTGATCGAGCATCCGAAAATGCGCGGTGAAGGTGTAGGCTTTCTTTACTCCTGATTTAGACGGCAGGTCAACACTTACCGGCCACTCGATGTGGTCCGGCTGATACAGGTGAAACATGAGGATCAGAAGAAAACGAGGCGGGTTTCGTCGTTGCCAGCTGCGGACTTGGGCAGCGCGGTGAATGGGATCTGCAACATGCTGTTCCCGTCAGAATCAGAGAACGAGAGGTCGCCGCTGATTGCGGCCTTGGGACAGAAGAAAATGGAGCTCTCGGTAGCCGTCGTGCCCTGTTGCACAACGAACGGGCCATCGCTCGCGCCGCTGTTGTCTGCTGCGGCGGTAAAGAAGTTCTTCGCCGACACAGGCGGGTTTTCGATCGTGATCGTGCCGTTCGGGTTGGGGCGGTCGGTGATGCGGGCTTGAGGCTCGCAGCCGATCAGTGAGCGGAACACGGTTGACAGGCCCCAGTCAAACGTGAACCCTTCAGAGCAGGGATTAAAGCCCTGGAACCGCAACGCCTTGGTGTGGGTCGGGGTGACGGGCACCGGCTCGGCCTGGTTGCTGTAGACGAATCCTTCAGCGCTCCTAGCGGTGGGGGTGGTGTAGCGGCCAACGCCCGTAATCGTGAACGTGCCGTAACCGTTCAGAGTGCTGTTGAGAACCGGGCTGCCGCGGAATCCTTCGATTCGGTGAACATTGGCGCCGTCTTTCACCGCCACGATGGTGCAGCTGCTGCCGTTGCCAAAGGTGCTGATCGGCTGGAGCAGGGACAGTGCGGGGATCTTGTAGCCCACTGCGCCACCAGTGAATGACGCCGTAGAGGGAACTACGGTCACCTGCCGGCTGGCGCCGTCGTGCGCCACGATCACGCCCTTATGGCCGGTGTTGGCGCCGCTGGTGATCTCGATTGGCAGGCCCAAGTAAGCGTCCGTTGCAGGGTTGCTGCCGCCTAAGTCCGCCAGGGTGAGGGTGTTGGCGCCGCCTGCGGTGGCGGTGCCGGTCAGCTCGGCCATTGCCGAGACGTTCATACCGGCTGCCTGCAGCAGGGGCGTGAACCGGGGCGCAGTCGCCGCAACGCCAGAACCGCCCCACTCGAACGTAATCGTTACCGCCACGTGTTCATTGGTCAGCGGCTGGCGGTCGGCGCCTAGGAACCCTTTGATCAGGGCACGCTCCACGCGAGTACCGGTGATCGGGTTCACCTCCAACGACACGATCTTCACCGCGTCGGTATTGGCGATCGAGCTGGCCAGGGTGCCGTAACTGGTTTCGGCCTTCACCAGCGCGAAGCTGTTGCGAATCAGGAGAGCTGTCATCAGTCCTTGGCCTTCGGCGCGGGTTGAGCGGGCTTGACGGGCTCAGGCTTGGGCGCCTCAGCAGCGGGCACCATCTGGCCACTGGGGAGCATCACGAACTCGCCAGACAGGCCGTGATGTTCATAGTGTTGGTCGGCCGCCATAGTTAGGGTTGAGCTTCCGTACCCTCAGGCTATGGAGCGGCGTTGATTGCGTTATCTCGGGTTCGGTAGCGGATCAGGAAGCGCTGCCCGATCCATCCGGCGGTTGCATCGGCCGCCTCGTACTGCGGCGCCCAGCCATCGGGCTGCACGTCATGCGCAAGGCCACCGAGGGTCCGGTCGCTCATCATGCGGGTATGCACATCCACGCCGATTGGGTCCGCTAGTTGGTCGGGCACGTCGCCGCGCACGTAGGTTTCGATCAACACCGGCAGCGCCTGGTCGAGTCGCCCCAGGCTCGCGCCGGTGGTGCGTGGGGCATTAACCGGGTTGTCCTCGCCAGGGCTGACGATGAGCGCCGGGGCCTCCGACCTAGAGAGCGCCTGCACCCGGCTGCGGTGGATCCTCGTGCCGACTTGCACCGTGCCGGGCAGGGTCACGGTGGCGATGTGATTGAGAATCTGCTCTCGGATGCTGGGGGCGGTCATGGCTCAGGATGGGGGATTCTGCGGCTGAAGTCCGTCGATGAATTGCTGCGGCAGGTCGTAGCCGCTGGCGAGAGTGATCAGGTATGCCTGCAGGTTGACAGGGATCATTTGGGCGGCCATGCCCAAGCCCCATGCCTCCAGGAAGGTGCGGGCGTCGCCTTGTGATGCCTGGCCCAGGCCGACGCCGATCATCAGGTGGAGCACCGGTGCGGATTGGGCGATAGCGGCAACAAACTCATTAATCGCCGCATCAGCAGCAAGCGCCGCGCCAAACTCCAGCCACCGGCCAGCTGCGGCGCCATTGATGCCAAAATACGCCTCAGCTTCGGCCTTGGAGTCGAACCAGAACCAGCCGTCAACCGGATAGGTTGCGCTGCTGCGATCCTCTGCCCGCAAAGTAAAATTTGGAGCGTAAATACCCGTGCTGGCGTAGCTTAGAAAGTCGCCTGTAAATTTGTAGAAACCGGGGTTGATCATGCGGTTACCGTCCAGCCCTTGCTAGTGGCTATAGTTGGGGTGTGGCCGGTAGTGCCCCAGTTGCCAGTTACCGTGATCGTGCGTGGGCTACCGCTTGCGGTGGGGAGATTTGTATAGATTTCATCAAGCGCTGCCGGGCCCAAGGATAAGTTAGCAAGGTTGATATTTTGATTAGCAGGGAAAGTGGCCCTGACCCTGGCAATACTAGGAGAATTGGTTGCAAAATTTGTTAAGTTTGATACACTAGACAGCACAAAAGCTGGCACTTCCTGAAGCGCGGGATCACTTTGCAAACAGCCAGAAACATTGGTTGCCGCCGCTAGGTTCATTGGTGCCACTTCCTGGAGATTGGTGCAGTTAAAGAAAAAGTTGGTAAATGTATTTCCTAGCGCTGTATTATACAGGGGAGCCCGCACGATCCCCGACCCGCTCCAGAAACTGTTAAAGTTATTGCCCTTTCCAGTATCTATTAGCGGCGGTACTCGCATACTTCGCGTGCCAGACCCGTAACCAGAAAATGATGTTCCATTTGCTGTATTAAACAAGGGCAGTTCTGGAAGCAAAAAACAATCTTGTACGAAGCCTGGGAATAACAACCCTGCTGCCGTATTGAACAAATGCAGCTTCTGAAGGGACGATGATCCACGTAGAAAACTTGTGTAGTTTGTTTGTGTGCTTGAACCGCCAACCCATTCAAACTGTTCTAGGTACCGATGCACCCATGAATCAGTGGCAAACGTGGTTACTGTTCCCACGTTGTTCATCGCCAGTCGTATATCCAGCCACCCTGAGCTGCGGCCATTCACTAGGCCCGCTTGTGTGTGCTTTACGCTCAGGTCGATTACGCTCAGCGTTTGACCTGCCTGCGGAGTAACTGTTACGATTGCAGTCTTATAGCCGCGACTTGTTACAGCTCCCAAGCCAGACGCTGCGTAGCTGTAGTTATAGAGAGCAGTCGTGTTGCTTGCAACGTTGACCGGTGCGCTGCCATCGCCCCAATCAACTGTGAACGCTCCGGTGCATCGAATCGTGGCAAAGTTTGAGCCGTGATCAAATACTGCATATAGGCCACAAAATACCTGATCCGTGGCGGCGACTGCGGGCAGTGCTGGCCAATCGGCGGGGCGGGTCCAAGTGGTGGCAGGGGCGCCGCCAACTGGGTTAAACGTTCCGCTCTGCTTTACTCGCAAGGTCATCAGATGCCCCCAATCCAAAGGTCGTTATCAACCGCATTGGTGGGCTCAACGGTGCCGATCCAATAAACCGCTGCTGCGCCAGCCGGTCTTGCTGCGCTGGAGTTTGTGCCGTGGGTGACAACTTGCATGGAATTGACAACCCGGCTGTCATCACCAGCGGCCACCGTGTTGGCTGTAGTGCCGACATTCAGCGATGCAGAGCCACCTAGGGTCGGCAGCCCTGATAGCGAGCCGTAAGCGATCTGGGCCCCGTCGCCGCCGTCGTGGTTGTGGCTGTTGCCGTTGGTGACTCCCTGCGCTGCGGGGGCATAGGCGGCGTTTCCCTCGGCGGCAGTCAAATAGCTGGGGTGCGGATCTGCTGCCGCCTCATGCGCTCCGATTGCCGCCGCCACCTCCGAGTCCCTGGCGATGCCTGAAGGGATGTCGCCATCGGTTAGCGCAGTGGCTGACTGCCTGTATCGAGAGTCTCCTTCGGCCTGGGTCAGGTACTGAGCGTGCGGGTCCGCTGCGCCTTCGTGGGCCGATACTGCTGCTGCTGCCGCCCCTGCCGCCTCTTTGCCCCCCAGCGCCGCGCTCAGCCCTGTTACCTGCGACTGCGCCAGCGTGATGGCATCGTCGCCGCCGCTGCCGTGGCTGTTGGCGTGCGCTGTTGGCGTGCGAGCGTTGCTCAGTCTTGCGTCGCCCTCCAGTATTGGGGTCGCCGCTGATTGCTTCAGAAGTTTCCCGGTCGTCCCGTCAAACAGCGCCGCCCGCCCGTCTGTGCTGCTAACGGGGCCGACCACATCGCCAGACCCGCTGCCGCCACCCCCCGGCTCAAACGGCAGATCGTTAAACGCAGTGCCAGCAATTGTGCTGCCACTGACTACACCATCACCTACTTTCCGGCGGCCTGTGCTGCGGCCTGTAGCGGCGTCTTTCTCTATCCATACCTCACCCTCCAGCAGGATTGGGTTGGTTGCAGTGATCGCCGCCAGGGTTGAAAACCGCTGCTGCAACCTGCCCGTGAAGACTTGAATCGGCATTACTCAAAGTCTCCGTCAAATACAAACTCAATCGGGCCATCGCCGTCGACTTTCTCCAGCACCAACACACAGAATCGACCATCAGCTAGCCGCAATGGTTCATGCTGCAACTTGTACGTCAGTCCTTCATGCTGCACATAGTTGCCATACTGCAGCCAGCCAAATTGATCAGTACGCACTGTTAGCGCATAATCCACCGTCACCACCTGATCATTCATGATGATCTGGCTGGCGCGGTCCATCACACCTAAACAAACAACGGCCCCAGCAGTGACGCTGGAGCCGAAGTCAGCCAGCAGGAAATCATCGGGGATTTCCTGGATCATGGTTAGGGACGGTACTTCTTGATGCCCACTGCAACGCAGCTCACGGCGGCGCTGTAGGTGCCGGTTTCATCGAAGAACCGCAACCGCAGGCGGGCCGGCAAATCATCCTTGGAAAGCACAAGCCGATTGTGATAGGCGGTGGTAGCCAGGTCGGGGAATGCTCCGTCAGCTACATCCACGGCGTCGCTGCCGTCGGATGCGCTACCGGCCTGTACCTTGACCTTCATGGCGCTACCGGCAGCGCTGGCCGGGGCGGTGAGAATCAGGCACACATCGCCGTCGAACGCAGAGCAGTCGATGGCGGTGGTGTCATTGGCGGCCGAAACGGTGGTCGGGGCCAGCATGGTGACGCTGTGCAGCGCCTCCAGGTTGCGTTGTCTGATAGCCATGGTCAGGAGTCCTCCGTGGGGGGTTGAGCGCTCGTACTGAGCTCGGGGTTGTTGTAGGTGGTGCGCCGTTTTCCGCCACGGCGGGGCGATTCGCCTTCAGCTTCAGCAGCTGGGGCGGGAGCAGTGTGCTCAGCCGCCCAGCCGTTGCGGATCATGTGAAGGCCTAGCTCGTTATCAACAGTGACCACTTCGCCAACCTCTCGATCTTGGCGATTAAGCACCATTGATTCGAGCATATCGACCTGCATCATCAGATACCCCACACAAAGGCCTCGGGATAGCGAACACCGAAATCACAATCCTGAAGGATGCTGATTTCAACGCTGCCCGAATCCTGGAACTTGTAGGGGTTCACGCCAATATCCTGGCCACTCCAGAACGCCAGCAGGACTTGCGAGAAATCGCCAAACAGAACGTTATTCACATCCAGCTGGTTCGACATCAGAGCCGGGTAGCCGTTGATTTCGTTGTTCCGCAGGATGTAAAAGTCGCTTTGGGCGTTCTCCAGCGTGGTTTTGTAAACGCCCCTGGCGTGAGCGTTCATCATGTAGGCCATGCTGGGCACGTCCAGATTGGACAGGCTTACCTTCGTCTCCATCTCAACCAGATTGAGGAAGGTGCCGAAGTTGTAGCTCACCGCGTTGATGGTCTTGGACTGACCGCCAGAAAGCGTTTCAGTCCGCACCCCATCGGTGAACCGCAGGCCCAAAGGGCGCTTGGATCCGCCTGGCGAGTAGGAGAAGTCCTTGTCGATGCCGACAGCAACCTTGCGGCTCAGGTGGCTGCGAACCCACGCCTCAGCGGAGAACGAGGTTTGACCAATGAACCGGCGGGTAAGCACGGTTTTGGCGCCAACAGTCTTGGGAGTCAGGCTGAGCTGGCCAACCAGAATCTCGGACGCATCAGGCGCTTGCCCTTCGCCGACCCAGTAGTGGGTAGGACCGCTGGTTTCCTTCGGAATGTCGATGTCTCCCACCAGGCCGCTCAGCACGGTGGCGCCTGCAGCAGTGATACTGAGGCGGTTGTAGATCAGCTCAATCATCGAACCAACCAGCAGGTCGGTATTGATCAGTGCGCCGCCAGAGGTGAAGCTCCCTGCAGATTGATTAGCTCGAATACCCCTGCGGCCGGCGCCCATGCCGGGGATCTGGGCGATCATCACATCAGAGGGGATGCGGAACGAGCCTTGCAGCTCGCGTCCCGACTGCTTCACCGCAGCGGCGGATGCTTCCAGCTCCAGCCCGGCGGCCTCGCGGAGTCGCACATCGGTGGGATCAGAGAAGTGACGGATGGCGTTCAGAATGTTGTAGCTCTTGATTTCCTGATCGCTCATTCCGAGCAGGCCATCGCCTGAGTCCTGCAGGCGGCTGGAGAGACTGCGCTTTTCCTTGCCGGTGACAAGGGCGAACAGTTCCTCGCGGACCTTGCCGATCTCAGCGCCAGAGTTGATGTATTCCTCGGCCTTTTCGTGGCCGGCGCCGGATTGCTCGCACATGTTGCGGATGGTGCGGGCCCGATCGCGCTCGGATTGAATAGCGGCTGCCTCCCGGTCCGCCGCTTCGGTCTGTGGAATTGTCATGGGGACGGGTGCAGGTTGCGTACCTTCTCTCAGGCTATGGAGCACTTCCGGTTCTTCACTCTCAGCATTCGCAGAAGCGGGGGACTCGTGCTCTTCATGCTCACTGGCGGGGGCAGGCTTGACCGGCGCGGTCGCAGCTTGAGCTTTCGGGCGGCTGGGCTCCACGAACTCCACCAGCTCGGCCAGTGCCTGCGGCACCTTGGCGAACCGGCCACGGGGGACGGCGGCGCTGCGGATCTCGCGGGCTGGGGCTGCCTCAGTGGCAAACCCGAAATCCACGGCCTCTGCAGCAGTCAGCCATGACTCGGCGGCCATCAGCGACGCCACGTCCTCATCGCTCATGCCAGACCTAGATGAGTACGCCTGACGGTATGCGGTGCTGATGCGGTCAATCAGATCAGCCTGTTGGCGCAGATCGCCAGAACCGCCGATCGCAAGGCCCGACGCTTCATGAATCATCAGGAAAGACGACTCGGGCATCACGATTTCGTCGCCGGCCATCGCGATCACCGACGCGGCCGACGCAGCCACGCCATCAATCACCATCCGTTTCTTGCCGGGATACCTTGCCAGCATTGAATAGATGGCTAGGCCCTCGATCGCATCGCCGCCATAGCTGAACAGGTTGATCGTCAGATTCTCGGTTCTGCCCACCAGCGCACGCTGTAGCACCGATGCGTTGATTTCCCATCCCACCTCCCCGATCAGGGCCAGCTCCAGGGTTGTGCCCTCGGCCGCAGCCTTGATCGTTACGCCAGACATAAAACCGGAGCAGTTTCTAGCCTCAGGCTATGGACCCTCAGTGGGGGGCTCAGGTTGTGGTGCCAGGGATGGCTGTGAGGGTGTGGGCTGCGGCAGGCCCAGTCGGCGGCGCAATGCCACCTCGTACGCGATCTGGGCCCAGGTGTGCTCCAGATCGGTGCCGTACAGTTCCGCCATCTGATCGGAGGTGCTCTGCAGGCCCATCTCTTGGGCATCCTTGTAAGCCTTCATTTCCTTGGCCGGGTCCACCCAGCTCCAGGTTCTGGCCTGCCAGCGCGGCGCCGTGTAGAGCTCCGGCTCGTTCCAGTAGTTGGCGAACAGCTCAACCGGCAACACGCCCGCCAACGTGGCAGCGTCAACCCATTCCTCGAACACTCGCTGGTGGAACTGCTGAATAAAGATCGACTGCACAACCCTGTACCAGTCGCGGATCTCCAGCTTCTCTTCCCTCATCGAGCTGTAGTTAGCGTCGGAGTGATCACCGCTGATCGCCGAGTAGCTGGCGGTGAATCCCGTCGAAAACCGGCGCAGCATCGTTTTGAGCACCGTCTCGAACTGGCCATCGTCTGGGCCTAGCTGGGGCGGGATGGGATGCTCGTCGGGGAACAGCTCAATCCACTCGCCAGGCGATGAGTTGGACAACACCTCGCCGGTGGCTTGGGATTTTTCGTCGACCAATGATGAGTTGGGGGGCGCATCATCGGGCTGCTTTTTCTCAATAAATCCCAGAATGTTGTTCGCAATTCTCTTGCGGGTCCAGTGGCTTTTCTCGTATTCGTTTAGGTTGTGGATCGTGGTCAGTACCGGCGCTAGGTGGGGGATTTCGCGCAGCTGGCCGATTTCTTCGGGAATGAAGATGTGGATCAGGTCTCGCGCATCCACAAAGATATGTTTCGGCTCCATGCTTCGCGGATCGCCGGGATCGTTGTTGCCAGGGTGGCGGCGTAGCACCGCATAGCGAGTCACCCGCCCTCCCCGCCGGTCGTTGGTTTCAACGCCCATCCGCCAGAAGTGGCCTGGACGATCGGACCCTCCGCTGTAATCCTCATCGAGCTGGTCAGTGCTCAGCAGCTCGAAGCACAGCTGCTCCGCGTTCGGGTTGCCTGTAGCTGATTCGCGAATGATCCGAACCATCGCCCCGCCATGGGAGCCAAAGGCACCCGCGATCATCAGCTCGTACTGATGGAGCGAATAACGCCCGGATAGGTCAAAGTTGTCGGGCTTGCAGAACTGCCGCCACTTCGCCTCAAGGATCTGGTTTCGCTCTTCATCCCGCTCGATTGCGGTCTGCGCCAGGATCAGCCGGTCCAGCGCCGCGTCCAGTTCTGCTCCGGTGCGGCCGCGTGACAGCAGCGCCGCAATCTGCTGGGCAGACTCTGCGCGAGCTCGCCCGGCAGCGGGGTTGCTCCGGCCGCCCAGCGGGATCTGCCCGCGCATCTGCACGCCACGGGCGCCAACGATGTTGATCTGCAGGCTCCGAATCGCACGCCTGGCGTAGGGATTCAGCAACGCCTGATAGCGGCTCTTCGCCCGAATCTCCTTCAGCCCGCCGCGCAGCATTGCTTGCGGGTCGAGATAAAGCGCTGGCATGTCGCCCAGCAGCCGGCCGCCTAGGTGCTGGGATAGCCCGTGCGCCCGCAGCCGCCTGGCGCGAGGGCCCGGGCCGGCCTGCCAAATGCGGTTCATCAATCGCCGGGCGCGGCTGAACATGCTCATCGGAAGGCGACGCGAATTTTGCGGCTGGTGGCCGTGCCACTTGCCAGTGATTGGGCTCGTTTCTCCTGGGCCACCTGCGCGGCGAGTCGATCACGCCATTTGATCAGTTCCGCCAGGTCGGCGCGGACCACCTTCCGGCCACCGTTGCCCAGGCTGCCGATCTGATACTCCTGTGCGCCGGTACTCAAGGCGCGGATCGCCTCTTCCACCGCGTCGAGGTCGCGTTCCGCCTGGCTGCGGTCGTCAAATGTTCCCGGCATCCCAGTGAACGCCAGCCCGCGGCGCACTGTCAGGCTGCCGCGCCTCACTGTCAGCGGAGCGCCGTCAACTGTGGCGACTACCTGCAGCTCCCAACTACCGGCCGCCATTGCTGTGGTTGCCTGTTGGGTAATCACCACGTCCCAACCGCTATCGGCCGCCGTGCCATTGATCTCCAGGCCAGCGCCTGTGGTAGTGCTGCGCAGCCAGACCTTGAGTGCAGTGGCATCAACGGGGGCGCTGATTTCCAGCCACTTCACCCGGTCGCCTTGGTAGAGATCGGCTGGGTTCATTCCCTCAATACTTCAGGCTGAAGTTCCGGCGTCGCACCGTTGGCCGCGCCGTTCCCTCCCTTGAGGCTACGGAGGCCGCCAGCTGTGCCGCCAGCTGGTCCCACATGGTCTGGCGGTTGTAGCGGCGTTTCAGCAGCTCCAGCATCGCCAGGCAGTACACCTTCAGGTCGAGCGGTTCGTTGCGGGCGCCGGATGGCTTGACCCACTCCAGCACCTGGAAGCCCTTCACGTATCGCGGCTGCAACCGCTCGCAGGTCAGGCCCTGCAGATACCCCTCTGTGGTGGCATCGTCGAAGTTGATGTATCCGGCGCCGGGCTCTTCAATCTTTAGGCGGCTGTAGATGGTCCGCTTGATTGCGTGCGTGCCGATCATGTAGAGCGTGACGCCACCCTTCACGGTCTTGCCCCTGAAGGTCACGTCCTGTTTTGATCCTTTGCCGAGCGGCGGCGCGTTCTTTTGGCTGCTGCCCTTGATGGCCACCACGCCTTCCTTGGCGTACCGGCGGCAGTAGTCATACGCCTCGCTGGTGTAGTGGCCGCCGGTATCCACCGCGCAGTGGACCGCCTTAATCTTGCCGCCGCCGGCATGCGGCCATTCGATCTCGCGGATCGTCGTCACCTGATCCCAGACGTGATCCTGCCCTGGGCCGCCCTCGATCTTCTGGTGCCAGATCCGCCAGGCCTGCTCAGGCTTGCCGCGGCCATAGCCCCACACAGACACCTCCAGCCAGGTGTCCTGCACGTCCACCGCCATCAGCACCGCTAGCACACCCTCGGGGCAGGTGCCGTGGCCGTAGCCACCCACCCTGGCCATTAGGCCGTCAGCGCTGACTTTCGCCAGGCTCTCATCCTCCCAGGCTTCGGCGGCGCGTTTATTAACCCAGCCCTTCAGTAGCAGCGGGTCGGACTTAGCCCGCAGAAACTCATCGCGGATTTTCTCCCAGCTCAGCCAGCCATAGGGGGCGTACCAGCCGGGGAGGTGAAAGCCCGCCGTCTCGCCGTCGCCCTTGGCCGTAGGTGTCCAGACCCCGCCGGCAAGCATACTGGTCTTGTGGTGCTGCGCCACCCTTTCGCCGCACATCGGGCACTGGCACCACACCTCGCCGTCGCGCTTGTCCCATACCATGTGCGGCCACTCCAGCACCGCATGCTTGCCACAGCAGGGCATCAGAGCGCCATAGCGGCGACGGTCTGAACGGGTTTCAAACTCCCACGTAATTCGGCACGCGCCGCGGCTGCCGGGGGTTGACGTGACCAGCGCCTTTCGGTCAGGGAAGTTGGTCTGGCGGGCCTCGGCGTTCTCCAGCGGGTCGCCCTTGTCATCCATCTCTAGCGGCAGGGATGAAACCTCGTCGGCCCACACGTTCTGCGCTGGCATGCCCTGCGCTGCGCTGCCGCTATTGCCGCCGATGATGCTCACCAGCATGTCGCCCTGGAACTCCTTCAGGAACATGGCATTCGCCGCGTCCCTGGATTTGCTGCTAAGTGACTTAGCCGCCACTGCCGGGGTGTCCGTGAACAGTGGGGTGAGGCGTTGACGAATTTGGCGCTTTGCGAAGCTCTCGGTCGGAAACATCGCCAAGAACGGCGACGGGTCGAGCGCGATCGTGCGACCCAGCCAGTTCAGGCCCACCTCCGTCTTGCCGGTCTGGCTGCCGAACAGCAGCACCACCCGCCTATACTGTTTCTCCCGTGGGCTTAGAAGGTCCATCGGCTCGCGCAGGTACGGCACCCGCTCGGTGCGCCATAGGCCCGGCTCAGAGCTGCTGCGGCGGGTGAGGATCCGGTTCTGATCCGCCCACTCGCTGACGGTCAGATCCAGCGGGGGCTGGAGCGCTGCGATGAACGCATTGCGGTAGATCGTGGCAGCGTCAGGCTGGTTCATTGGGCAGCCCTCTGAGCGCTGATTCGATCTCGGCCTGCAACAGGGTCCTGATCTCTTCTGGGTCGGTCATCACCGCCACTTTCGCCGCATTGCGGCTGGGGATAATTAGCAGCAGGTCGCGAAGCTGCCGAGCCACCCTGGACGCCGCAGCGTCAACGTCGGCCAACGATCCAACGGTGCCGCGCTCCCTCAACGCTGCGACGCGCTGCCGCTCAGCGTTGTAATGCTCCTTGCGCCTGATGATCTCATTCACATCGGTAGGAATTTGATCCTCTGGCAAGCCCATGATGAAGGCTTTAAGTTCCTTGTCCGTTGGTGGCCGGGCTGGCGGCGGCGGGGAGGGCGGGGGTTCAGGCTTGTTTTTTGGCGAGGACGGGTTCGAGCCGCGGCGGCGGCGCGTGTTCTGAGCCCATAGGGCGTCCGCCATCTCGGCATCAATCAAGGTCTTGCCGTCTCGGATGACTTCAGCAGCCTTGATGCGTTGTTTTCGGGCTGTGTTTACCGCTGCCTCGCTACACCGTCTCCGCTTGGCGTATTCTGACTGACTCAACAAGGGCACGGACTTAAGTTAAGGCGTCTTTTTCTTAGGTTAAGGGGCTGGCCGGTTAAGTTAAGCGGGCTGGGGTCAGTGTGCCTAGCGCTGGAGAGGCTTAAGAGGTTTGGGGAAATCCTCGCTAGGAAAAAAGCAAGATTC